CACTTTCACGCAGAGTGGCTTCTTTTGCTGCAAGAATATCTGCTTGATTATCATCATGTAGTTCGCTGCCACACGCATAACACTTATGGTTCTTAAGGTCTTCGATCTCTTTCTTTAACTTAGATTGTGTCTTTTCTTCTTTAGCATTGGCAGTGTCAATGCTTGCAATCCATCGTTTTGCTTCATCACGGCGCTTTACTTTAGCATCATAATCAGCGATATCACGGTGAATAGCAATTTCACCATCGATATCGATGCTAGAAAGATTTGCAATATTAAGTTTAGTTGCATCACAGTCATCAAGTTGCTTTTGTTCCCATAAGCTTTGGCGAACTGTAATGCTTTTTAACTGGTCTTCTAGTTTCTTATTAGCAAGAAACCGCTCGCGCAGACGATGATTGTTAATTTCTGCATCAATATCGATGTCTGCCAAGCTAATAAGATTTTTTTCAATCTTAGAAACATCTTCTTCATGCTTTGTGAGCCACAACTTCTGGCGTTTCTTAAGACTATCAATCTGTTCCATAATACGAACATTAGCATCTTGAACTGCTTTGATACGAATTTTTTCTTCTTGGATCAAATCCTTGGTATTTTTGATTTGGTTCTTTAAGCTATCTGCTTTTTCGCTAAGAATAGTAATACCAAGAAGCTGTTCAATGACCTGTCGTTGATCATTTGCTCGCATACTCAAGAATGGTTCAGTGTAGGTATTAAGTGCTACAACATGCTTGAACATGTCTACACTCATTCCTAACAACCGATCAATGTCGTTCTGCGTCTCGCGGCTATCGCCTTGACTATCATCTTGATAGCCATTTTGTTCTTGTCCATCAATATACAGCTTAGTAATATTAGGACGACGACCGCGCTCAATGCGATATTGACGACCTTGAACTTCAAAATCAACTGTTACGACCATGTTTTTACCATTGGTTTTGTTGATAAGGTTATCTTTCTTAATATTTGTTAACGCTTGACCGTAGAGACCATAACTCAGGGCGTTGATGATTGTGGTTTTACCCGTGCCATTTCTAGCACCAGTGTCATCACCTCCTAAATCTAAATTTTCACCTAACACCAGTGTCAGGTCTCTACGGTCAAAGTTCACGGCTTGGGTCGCATTGCCCACGCTCATGAAATTCTTAACTGTCAACGAGTTAATTTTTAACATGCTTTATTATACCTGAATTAAAGTGAATTGTAAATTTCCATTAGCAACTTAGTATCATAATGTTGTGTATCAAGGTTACTAATTTGACTTAGCACAATTTGGTCTACGCTTTCAAATTGCACATCACCGATAGCATTTTCAGTCAAGACTTCTCCGCGATGCTGAATAAGGCTCAATTCACGAACGCCATATGTTTTTTGCATCTCGTCTTTAAGGAAAGTTGCTTCTTCATATGAAATAGAAACATCTAGTTGAACACGAGCATAAGTTCTATCATCAAGATGATCTTGCGGCGCATCTAGCATTTGTAGCAGTGAAAGTGTGCGATAACGAGGTGCGGCAGTCCAGTTGTGATACACAGGAGTTTCGCCCCACTGCAGTATCATTGCGCCGCGCTCATCATCCCATGCATCAGCATAGTTGTGTGGAAAGGCGTTTCCAATATAGTGGACATTACCTTTTATTTGTCGCTTATGAAAATGTCCTGTAAACACAGTATCTACGCCACCAAGGTCATCTACCTTTAGACCGCCATGGTCTGGCATTTCTACCTTGGCGTTCATAAGAAAACTTGGCAATTCAAAGTGACCCATAACATATTTTGACTTAATCTTGCGCATACTCTTGTATTCCTCGCCAATAAGCCAAGGAACAAATGTAACATCGCCTTCTGTATGTTGATTATTGATTAGTTCAATGTTCTTAAACTTTTCAACATACTTGATACTTGTAATAGTTCTGCGGTCTTTGTGATATAAGTCATGGTTGCCAGTTATGAACATTACTCGCATCTCAAGGTCATTAAGACGCTCAAGTGTGCGCAAACTTGCATCCATTGTATTGATGTTCAAACTATTTCTAGTATCGTGGAAATCGCCAAGAAAAAGAATTGTGTCGCAATTCTCGCTCTTGACTAGATCAATAAACCATGTTGTATAGTTCTCGCAGTCTGCGAGAAACTGTGCGGAGTTGCTCTTATAACCTAAGTGTAGGTCGGTGAATACTGCTGCTTTTTTAAACAAGTTTGTCATAGTATTACCTTACTACACTAACTTTATTTTGTCAACTATTAAATTGTTTCACTGCCACTAGGTAAATCAGATGATCTTATAGAATTATCGGTCTGACGAGTGTAACTTGGGTTGAGACCGTTTTGTTCCAGAATATCATCTCTGAGGTTTTGATTACGCTTTTCAACATTAAGAACTCTAGTAAAGCTATTGGTAATAGTAGCAGTATAATAAGCAAAAGGATTATTAGATTTGCTTTCGTCAAATTGTAGTCCTACTTGTGATAGTTGTAACAATGCCTGAGAACGCATCTCATCGTTGTATGTATAACCACGCCAGTTGCCTTTTGAGCCATATCGTTCACATAGTTTAATAAACATGCGAGCCAACATAGGTGTCATTTTGCCATGGTCTTTATTAAACCAACCATTAACAATACCACCTTCCCAATGTGACTTTGCTACACATACTAGTTCATCGTTTTCATTGAATCTGTAATGCTGAAATGGTGGAAAATTAACTTTAGTATAATGATCTGCTGTTGCTTTTGGAGATTTTTTACGGCCTGGCGCTAGTGGAATATGATCCCAACATATAATTCTAAAAACAAGCTCTGTCTTTGTAATTTTATGCCAATCTATTGAATGGTCATCTAGTTTACTTTTTACGCCACTGAGCGTTTTTGCTTCCCAAGCTAGTTTGGCTATCCTATCGGCGCGATTTCTTTTTGCTTCTGCAATGGTTCGCTGATTTACTTTACTGAGACTAGGTAAAATAATATCATATTGTTTGTCTTCATCAGTTAAAAAACTGCAATAAGTGTTTTTACTTTTATGAATTTCTCTTAATAGTTCTTTGTTGGTGAGGTAAGGGGTTCTTTTTGCTATTGTCATGTCACTATTATATACTACTATTATTAATTAATAAATATTTTTATTAAGGCAGTCATGGTTAATTTTACTTATTCCCCAGGTCAATACTATACGAGAAATCCAACTCCGCAGACTTCACTAAATCCTTTTAGTGGAATCGGGGCAGCGCCACCTGCGTATGGTATTAATACTAATTTTGGTGTATATAGCGGATATAACCCACAGATACCTAATCCTGGAACTGTTGGATATAGACTGCCAGCACAAAGTTATGCAAACTATGGCGTAAACAACCCAACTAATTTTGGTATACAAACATTAAAAACAACTTTAATCAATAGCGCAGTTAATGCAGCGGTTGGTACAGTGTCAGATAATCTTATAGGCAATGATCCAAGTTCAACCAGACTTCTTGGCACAGGTCTAGCATCAGGCGGAATCAGTGCTGATTTATTACAACCTACTAGTGATACAAGCAATGCTGCGTTTACTGATGATACTGAGACTCGTGTTTTAATATATGATCAAACTGGACAATTCATAGGAGAAAGTGAAGTATTCAGGCCACTGATGGCGATGGCTGGTGTATTATTTCCTTATACTCCTACTATTCAAGTAGCGCATAAAGCAAGTTATGACATGATGTCACTAGTGCATACTAACTATGTTACGCCACAATATCAACATAGCCAAATTGATAACATATCTGTGCAAGGAATGTTTACTGCAAACTATCCTGCGGAAGCAGAATATATGATGGCAATGATACATTTCTTCCGCACAGTAACTAAAATGTTTTATGGCAAAGGCAATTTAACAGGAACTCCGCCACCTGTATTATATCTAGACGCTTATGGTCCATATGCTTTTGATCATATTCCAGTAGTAATTACTGGTTTTGATTATACATTTCCAAATGATGTAGACTATATCAGTTGTTCTACCAATAATCAAATCCAAAGAGTTCCCACCAGTCTTTCGGTGAACCTAAGTATGATACCAACATACAGCAGAAATAATGTTAGTAATAACTTTGGACTTGCTGATTTTAGCAATGGCAGTTTAATAACTGGTGCTGGTGGCGGCAGAACTAGAACTGGAGGATGGTTGTAATGGCTATAAACACAAGTACATACAGTCAAGCTAGTCCTTATTATGCTACTCCAAAATTTGATAACGGTAAATTTTTAGATTTATTAATATACAGACCTATACCAAAATTAGCTAACGATGTATTAACACAAATTGCACCAGTTTATAACCTTCGTCCTGATTTGATGGCATTTGATTTATATGGAAATAGTGCGCTGTGGTGGGTGTTTGCAGCAAGAAACCCTAACACATTGTTTGACCCACTGTGGGATTTTGTTGCTGGAACATATATCTATATACCTACTACGGGCACTTTAAAAGCAGCATTAGGTTCGTAAAATGGCAACATCATTAACACCAACCGATCAGTTAGCTGCAGCACAAGCACAGTATAAAAATTGGTTAAACCAGCAAATTGCCGCTGGAAATCAAATTACTATGGGCGATATAAACAATCAAAAAGCTGCTATACTTAATACGGGTGCGTATCCTGCATTAAATGTTGGTTCTATACAAGCGCCTCAAGTTCCTGGTGGTGGATTAACTGTTACAATCTCTCCTGATAGTTTTTTTATAGAAGGACAAGGCGGCAACTATATTCCTGATAACAGCATTTATACAGGAACGCCTATACTGCAAAACCCAATTGGCGCTGACCCTGCGCAGTTACTTGCAGCGCAAGATGCCGCAATTGCTGCGCAAGATGCAGCAAGTCAAGCTGCTTTAGAACAATCCCAAACAAATTTAGCAAATGCACAAGCAGCACTGGCTGCTGCCAAAGCAAGAACCGCTGCTCTTCAAGCTGAAATAGATGCAAATACTGCAGCAATCGGTGCTAATGATCCAACCGTAGGGGTAGCTGCCACTGCTGCCAGTGATGCAACTAACTCACAAATTGGTATAGCTCAGCCCACATCTAACATAGACCCTGTTGGCGTAGCAAGAAACCAAGCAAATGCAGATGCAGCATTAGCTGACCAAGTTGCCAAACAAAACAAAATTATAGAACAAAGCAATGCGGTTGCCGCGCTTGATCCGCGAAACACTGCAACTGGAAGTGGACAAGGAACAACATTCGTTGGTGCAGTTACGCCTAGTGTATCACCTGCTGCGCCAGAAAATACTAATAATGTAAGTCCTGTTAATGAAGTTGTATCTGTTGGCGGTCAAAATTCTACTATTACAGTTCCTGTTACGCCAGTGCCAACTGGTACTGTAGAAGATCAAGCAAGTCCTGCATCAGATGCTCTAACAGGAAGTGATTATGGGACGCCCACTCCATCCATATTCAATGACCAATCGCCTTCGTCTTTATCTTCTGATTTGCGGCCACTGTTACAACCTACTGGCATTAGTAGTCCATCATCTACCGCAACAGTAACTGGCAGTGGTCCTGCAAAAGCTAATCCAAGTGGAGATAGTTCTGCTGGCAGTGGCGCATCTAATGGCGGTTATTCATCAAAAACTGCTGGATTTAACGGCTCTAATGTTAAAGAAAATAAATTACATGATTATGTAAATTGGACATATAGAGTAAGTTTATATGCTGTACCACGAGATAATATTAATGCTGCTTATAATGGTACACTAACGCCAAATAATGTTGGAAGTGTACTATTGAATGGTGCATATTATGTGTGCAGTGATGGTGGATATGGAGATGGTGAGGCAGGAGCAAGTAGACAATTTTTTCCAACTGATTTATCAATCGATAATCTTGAATTAGAAACAGTTGTTGCTAATGATAATAGAACTCGTGGAACCGATGTCTATAAAATGAAATTTGATATCATTGAACCATATACTGTTAATTTTTTAGCTAGATTACAACAACTAGCTACTTCATTAAATTCAGAAGCTGGTTTCAATTGGGCGCTTACTTTTTTTGTTATGAAAATTGAATTTTTAGGCTACGATGATTTAGGTAAGCCGCAAAATATACCAAACACTACCAAATATATTCCATTTACTTTTACAAAGATGAAATTTAAAGTATCTGCTAGCGGTGGAAAGTATAGTTGTGATGCCATTCCAGTGCACAGTGTTGGAACTACGCCATTAGATAATACTATTCCATTCAGTGTTGAGGTACAAGGCGGTACCATTCAAGATTTATTCAATGCTACTAGTGCACAATATGGAACAAACCAAGCTGGACAAAATCCTGCTGATAGAGCAAGTGGTATAGCTAACACAAATGGTCAGGTTGCTGACAATACTACAGTTACAAAAGGGCTAGCAGATGCTCTTAATAAAAGTGAAATTGCAAAAACAAATCCAAAAAATGCAGGACAAACAAAAGCAAATGTATATGAATTTCAATTTGACCCATCAATTTTAAATGCTACTATTGCCAATCCTAAGAAGTTTAATCAACAAGGCACAAGCATGACTGCGCCAGATAATACGCAGAGTTTACAAGCAGGTAAAGCTGGTTCCTTGGTTGCAGATTTTACAAAAGGTTCATTTAAAGCACAAAGCGGAACAAAGATAACCGATTTTATTAATAGCATTATTTCTGTAAGCAGCTATATGACAAATCAACATACTCCTAGCGGTCATGACAATCAATCATTAAATCTTTGGAAGATTAACCCTGTTATTAAATTCGGTGACATTGACAAGGCAACAAATTTTTATCAGAGGACTGTAAAATATATTATTACTCCATATGTTGTGCGAGGTTCAGATGCAGTAGGATTTGGCCAACAAATAGTTGGCAATGATGAGATTGTCAAGCAATACTTGTATATCTATAGTGGACAAAATAAAGACATATTAGATGTTAATATTGAATATAACATGGCATTTTTTGAAGTAAAAAACGGCAGTGCTGTTACTAAAAAACAAAGTGGTGACGCACCAGGAGATCAATCAGACCCCAATGTTACTGGATTTGGACAAGCAGATTCTTATGATGGAACTGGCGACAATAGATTTTGGAAACCAAAGTATCACTATGTTGAAGCTATTTTAAATCGTAACAATACTAGTGCGCCAACGCTTGATGATACTACAATTGCTGTACAAAATCTTATGGAAAAATTGTATGATAATGGTGGCGACATGTTTAAGTTGGATATTACAATTGTTGGCGATCCAGATTGGATATCTCAAGATGTTCCACTATATGGCCCACTTATTGGCACAAATGTATTTGCTGGTGATAGCGTTAATTATTTAAAGCCAGCATATTTTAATTTTTACTTTGCAACACCAAATACTGATTATGATGACACAACTGGGCTGTTCAATAGTGCACAAACATATAGTCAGTTCAGTGGAATATTCCAAGTTAGCATGGTAACAAGTAGTTTCAGTGGTGGCAAGTTTACACAAAAACTTAAAAATTATCGTGTTCGTAATCAAAAAGATAGCCCAAGTTCGCCTTCTCGCAGTGACAGTGCACCATCACAGACAGTTAATGCACTGACTGGGGGGGTTAGTGAAAACCCGCCAGCAGAGCCAGCAACAAAAACAGTAACTGCGCCAAACACTTCGACAACAAACAAATACAGCGGTCCAATAAGAAATGATGATTTTCGTAATCGTGGAGTAGGTGCTATCGATGCAACAGGCGGAACAAATATAACAGGTGCTCGTGGACAAGGCATAATCGAAGATGGTGGATAAAGGATAACAAATGGCCGATCTTAGTCATACAGAATTTAGAAAAGCTCCTAAATGGAGTACACAAGAACAAGCCGATGGCATTAGAATTAATGCTGGACCATTTGTAGGTATTGTAAAAGCAAATACTGACCCTATCCGCAGCGGTAAACTTCAAGTCTGGATAGCAGAACTAGGCGGCGATCCAACGGATGATTCAACTTGGCGAACAGTAAGTTATTGTACTCCATTTTACGGCGTTACTAATAATCGTGATGGCAGCGATTATAGCGGAAGTCCACATTCTTATGGTATGTGGTTTGTTCCGCCAGATATTGGCGTTAAAGTTCTTTGCACATTTGTTGGTGGCGACCCAAGCCGTGGATATTGGTTTGGATGTATACCTGAATGGCCTAGTATGCACATGATTCCTGGCCTTAGTGCTCCAGTTGATGGCTCTTCTCCTGCTCCTGTTGTTGATTTCTTTGATGATAAAACTGATCCTAGTGCGTTAAACAATCCTGCCACTTTAAAAAAATTACCACATAGTATACAAGAAGCAATTTGGACTAAACAAGGACTGTTGCAAGACCCAGATCGCGGTCCAGGAACAAGCAGCGCATTTCGTGAAACGCCAAGCCGTGTATTTGGTATCAGCACTCCAGGCGCTCCTATTAATCCAGCCGACCCACAAATAGTTCCTGATCCAGAAAATCCTGGAGTGCCAGGCCCTAATGGAACGCCTCCAGGTAAAAAGATAGCGGTTAAAGGTAGAAAAGGCGGTCACACCTTTATTATGGATGATGGCGATGCTAACGGAAAAAATCAAATGATGCGCCTGCGTACAGCAGGCGGTCATATGATAATGATGAATGACACTAAAGATTTTATCTATGTAATTAATAGTAAAGGAACAAGTTGGGTTGAAATTAATTCACAAGGCGATATTAATGTTTATAGTGGAAGCGCAGTAAACATAAGTGCAAATAGTGGAATCAATCTAGAAACCAAAGGCGCATTAAAACTGCATGGCGGAACAATTGATATATTAAGCGATGCTGCGCTAAACATTCAAGGAAAAGATGTAAACATTAATGGCGGTGGAACTACAAAAATTCTTGGAACCAGTGGATTACATTTGAAAGGTGCAAGTACATATCTAACAGGCGATAGCTGCCTACAGATACAAAGCGGCGGACACATTGACCTTAAAGGAAGCTGCGTTACATTAAACACCGCAGGGGCTACGCCAGCGCAAGCTGCTGGCTCAGCAAGCCCGCCTAAATCTATGCCTACTAAAGAAGCATGGAGTGGTCACAAAGCAGCGTCTGGTGGAGGAGTTGCAAATCCACAAGCACAGCCAAGTTATGGCGCAAATCAAGGACTACCTGCTGGTGCGGCTGGGCCATATGGCGCAACCAATAACTATGGCAGTAGCACTGTAACACAAAACTATGGACCAATGACCAATAACATTGGTCCAATTACATATAACAGCGGTCCACAGGGTAGTTTTGCTGGTCAAAGCAGTGCGTTTGCACAATATTCTCCTGCAAATTATAATAACAATACTGGTGGTCAATCTTATACTACTTTAAGCAATCTGCAAAATATATCATTTGGTACAGGTGCTGCGTTTGATGTTTCACAGTCTCAACCTAGTTATAATAACGCACAGTATTCAACGGGCGAACTTCAAAATAATCCAGGTAATCTACAATACAGTAGCAATGACGGGTTTGCGGTTGGTTTTGCAAATAATTTAGCGGTATATGCTCGCCCAGAAGACGGTATTGCTGCGCTAATGATATTATTTGATAGTGTTGCTGGCAACAGTCCACTTACCTGTGCGCAGCTTATTGCAGCATATATGCAAGGAAAAGTTACAGACAATGCTGTTTCTCAGTTTGTTCGCTTTATGCAAAGCACCCTTGGCGTTGATCCAACTGCTTATGTTGGTTTACTTGATCCAGCAACTCGTATTGCATGGGCAAGCGCAGTAATATATTATATCCAAAAACGAGTAATTTATTCATATGAGCAAATTGCTACTGGTTGTGCCGAAAGTTTGGGAGTAGACCCAACTACATTCACAAATGCAGCACAGCCAACAACTGGTCCTTGGCAAAATAACGGAACACAGCCTTATACAACTGGATATATTAGTCCAGCTAGTCCATCGCTTCTAAGTGGTGGTAGCAGCTTAATTGGTGGTATTGTCAATAATGTTGTTAATCGTGTAGTAGGAGGTGTTCTTAACAATGTTGCTGCTACTGTTGGTACCGCTATTGGAACTACTGTTGGCGGCGTTGTTAATAATGTTGTAAACACTGTTGGCGGCACTGTAAACAATGTTGTAAACACCGTAAGCAGTGGTGTAAGCACTGTTGTTAATAATGTTTCTGGTGCAGTTAGTAGCACAGTGTCTGCCGCCACAGGACTTGGTGATACTGCAAGCAGTGGTGGCGCGGCGTACACCCAATATATCGGAACAAGCGTTGGCAGCGGACAATGCGTTGCACTAGTTCAAGCAGCAAGCAATGTTGGCTACACTGGTACTTGGAGTCCAGGCAGCAATGTTATCAGTAACCCTCCTCCAACTGGAACTGTTATTGCTACATTTGGTAGCAACGGAACATATCAAAATGTTTCTGGTCAAAGTCATGCCGCTATCTATCTTGGACAACAAACAGATGCAAACGGCAATGTAACAGGTATTGTGGTGCAAGATCAGTGGGCAGGACATGCGTGTGGTACCAGAGTTATCGCAGTCGATCCAAATGCTCCAGAAGGAGCACAGAATTTTGCTGTTGTTACTACACCAACAAATCCAAGTGGCGTCCTCGTCAATGGCGCTCCATCGCCTGTAAGCAGCACAGTAGACCCTGGACAGCCAACTGGAACACTTGATCCACAACAGCAAGCAGAACTAAACGCACAAAATGCTACTACTGCAACTGCAACAAGCGATGCAAGAAATCTAACAGATACATCTACTGCGGGGTCATACTATGATCCAAGAACAGGCGAAGTAGTAAATCAAAGTTCAAGCAGTACTTCTAGTGCTAGTTCTAGTACAACGGATACATCATATCTGTATAATTCATCTAGTCCATCTGGAACTACTGTTTCTGGTGATGGAAGTGCTAATAATACTACTGCGGCAACTGATAGCACCACTGTTACACCAAGTGCAATGAATCAGATTGAAACAGGAACTACTCCAACTGCAACTGATACATCATATCTGTATAGTTCTCCTAGCAGCACATCAGTTATAACTGATACATCATCGACCACTACTACTACTCCACAACCAGTTTATGATGGAATGGGTAACTTTACTGGTTATTATGAAGAACCAACTGCTGCTGCGCCATCAACTGCATATAACAGCCAAACACTTAATGCAACAGATATTGGTAGAAATAGCGATTATACCGAACAGCCAGTAGGTATTGGCGTTGCGCCTCCAGCGCCGCCATCTGATAATCTAATTGTTAACCAAACTCCTGCTACTCCAGACCAAAGTAATGCTGGATTAACATATGATCCTCGTACAAATGAAGTGGTAAATTCTTCAGGTGCGGATAATACGGTTAATTCATCAACTTCTGCGCCTATTACTACTCCGCCAAGCGATCCAGGCAGTGGCGCAGCAACAACTGGTGCACAAACTACTCCACAAGGAAGTGCTGCCACTGGCTCAGCCGCTGGCAGTTGTTAATAAGGTAAATATAACATGGCATTGTATAAAGGTTATAGTACTGTTAATAGAGATTTTGGACCATGTGCGATCAGCGATAATGATCTCATAGTGCAAGATTTATTAAATCATTTGCAAATTCGTAAAGGTGAAAAACTTATGAATCCAAATGTTGGTACTATAATCTGGAATAGACTGTTTGACCCGTTAACGCCAGCATTAAAAACTGAAATTAAAAAAGATATTGATAGAATTATAGCATATGATCCTAGATTTAATGTTGTGAGTAGTACACTTGTGCAAGAGTCACCAGATGGTCGTGGTTTAGTGCTAAACTTTCAACTACAATTTGCTACAGATAATAAGATTGCTCAGTTATCTGTGATATTTGATAAAGTTGCCAATAATCTATTTGTGCTTTAATAGTAGCATATTATTATTAAAATAAATAAATGATAGAGAAAAAACATGGCATCTAATACTAGACAAACTAACATATTTGCTACCGAAGATTGGAAGAAGATTTATACAACCTTCTCTAATGCAGATTTTCAAAGCTATGACTTTGAAACTCTTCGTAAAGTAATGGTTGATTATATCAAGACTTATTATGCTGAAGATTTCAATGATTTCATTGAAAGCAGTGAATATGTAGCTCTTCTTGACCTTATTGCATTTACTGCTCAAAGTGTAGCTTTTCGTGCAGATTTAAACGCTCGTGAAAACTTTCTTGAAACAGCAGAACGCCGTGATAGCGTCCTGAAACTAGTAAAACAACTAAATTATATTCCTAATCGCAATGTTGCAGCAAGCGGGTTTTTAAAAATAAATTCTGTTAATACAACTGAAAACATCAATGACATCAATAGCAAAAATTTAAGCCGCGCCAATATAACTTGGAATGATGCTAACAATGCTAATTGGGTAAGTCAATTTACGCAAGTATTAAATGCGGCATTTACCAGTAGTCAAAAAGTTGGTAAGCCATATGCTAGTAAAACAATTAACGGTGTTCGTACAGAACAATATAACATTGCTATACCAAACACAATATTGCCAATATTTAATTTTGGCACAAATGTAAACAGCATACCAACAAATTTTGAAGCAGTATCTGCAAATATTTTAACAACTGATACTATCACTGAATCTGATCCAGGAACTCGTGGACAATTTGGTATAATATATCAAAATGACAGTCGTGGAAATGCTAGTGCAAATACTGGATTCTTTATATACTTTAAGCAAGGTCAACTTAATAGCGTAGATTTTAATATTAATGAAAAAATTGCTAATCGCGTATTCAGCATTGGTAGTGACAATGTGAATAATAACGATGTATGGATGTATGAATTAGTAAATGGCACATTAGGAACTCAATGGACGCAAGTTGCTAATACTTCTGGCAGTAATGCAATATACAATTCAGTGGCTCGCGGAATAAGAACACTGTACAGTGTTAATACTCGCATCAATGACCAAATTGATTTAGTATTTGGTGATGGCAGCTTTAGTGATATTCCACTAGGAAATTATCGTTCTTATTATCGCATCAGCAATGGATTAACTTATAGAATATCTCCAAGTGATATGGGCAATGTAATCATTGCAATTCCTTATATTAGCAGCAATGGTCGCACTGAAACACTTAGCTTGAATGCAAGTTTACAATATACTGTTAGTAACAGCAGCCGTCGCGATTTAACAAACGAAATTAAACAAAAAGCGCCGCAAGCATATTACACTCAAAATCGTATGGTTAATGGAGAAGATTATAATATACTTCCATATACTAATTATAGCGATATTGTTAAGGTCAAATCCGTAAATCGCTTTGCAAGCGGAGTTAGCCGTGGATTAGACATCACTGATCCAACAGGAAAATATACTTCAACAGATTTATATGCCAAAGATGGCGTGTTTTATAAGAATCAATATAACAAGACTTTTAATTTTACATTTGCAAGTCGCAACGATATATTAACAGTGTTAAATGCTCAAATAATGAAAATCATGGGAGATTATCCTATGAAACATTTTTATTATGAAAATTGGTCTACGATTGAACTTAGTTCATTACAACCAACTACTTGGACTCGTACAACCGATGATACCAGCACTAGCACTGGTTTCTTTTATGCATCAGCCGATACTACAAAAAAACCTGTATCAATTGGTGTAGGCAACACAGATTATAGAAAGTATCTGTTGATAGGAAGTCTTATTAAATTTGCTGCACCAACTGGTCAATATTTTGACGCTACCAATACTTTGGTTACTGGAACACCACAACTTAGTACAGATAGAACTTATATTTGGGCAAGTATTCAAAGTATTACAGGCACGGGGAACAGTACAGTGCTTGTTGCTGGAAGAAAAATTGGCGCAGTAACTATTAGTGAAACAATACCAAGCGGCGCAATAGTTGACCAAATTTATACACCGTTTTCAAATACTTTACAATATAACACTATCAATACTATTGTTAGTTATATTTTAAATAAAACTGAATTTGCACTCGAATATAGATATAATCTTACCGCATCCAATGCTGATCCTTGGTATATTATTCCAATAAGTAGCGTTGATTCAACTTCTGCATTTAATTTAACTACACAAGGCACTGCTACCGATAGTAGCTGGTTATTTAAATTTAATACAGATGGCGTAAAGTATACTGTAACATATCGTCAACTTGACTATGTTTTTGGCAGCTCATCGCAAGTAAGTTTTATTAATACTAATCCATACGCAGTATATGATGCAGCAACTAATACACTGGTCAATGATAACATTCGTGTTCTTGATGTTAATTCAAATATATCAAATGATGTTAATTTAAACATTTTTAAAAATGTAGTGATGAGTGATGGTTATACTGATAGCACAAGAATATATGTTACCTATCCAGTGAGCAGTACCAGCAGATTGCCAACCGATCCAAATATTTTTAATAAAATTGCTAGCAGTGCTGGATATGTATTTTTTAAACAGTATACTGACAGCGATAATTTAATACGATATAGTTTAGTGCCTATTGGTGGTATTAATATACTATATACTACTTTTTCACAGATAAACTATGTTAGAAATACATTTCCAACAGGTACTGTATTTTATGCATCCGCAGATGCAATGTTCTATCAAATCCAATCTATAAATTCTATTGCTACGGTAGTTGATGTCAGTAGTTTATATCAAGTTTTTCTTGGCAGACAAAATTTAATATTTGAATACCAGCACAATGCTGAAAATACTCGTCGTATTGACCCTGCTGCTACTAATCTTATTGACACATATATATTAACTCGCAGCTATGACGAAGTATATAGAAACTATGTTGCAGATAATACAGGCACTGTAGAAAAACCAGCAGATTTAGATAATGTTACGCTTACCAACAGCTACAGTGGTTTATTTGATTATAAAATGATAAGTGATGAAATGATATTAAATGCAGGTATATATAAACTGTTGTTTGGTGCAAAAGCGCATTCAAGCTTACAAGCAAATTTTCAGGTTGTAAAAAATCCAAGCACTACGGTCAGCAATACTGAAATTCAAAGTCGTGTAGTTGATGCTATAAATCTATACTTTGCGTTAGACAATTGGGATTTTGGCGATACTTTCTATTTCAGTGAATTATCTGCATATCTACATCAGCAACTTAGCGAATATATAAGCAGCATTGTATTAGTTCCTGTTGACAATTCCGCTAGTTTTGGTAGCTTATATGAAATTCGTTGTCAACCAAATGAAATTTTTCTAAGTGCGGCAACCGTTGAAAATGTCCAAGTTGTTTCTGGCGTTCTCAGTGGTATTAATGCGGCTGGAATAACTTTATCTACAGTAAATTATTAAGGTATACATAATAAATGGCTAAGCGCAGAAGTATTGATTTTCTACCGTCAGTTTTTAGAACTAAGACTAACCAAAGATTTCTAAATGCAACGGTTGACCAATTAATTCAAGAACCAAGTCTTAAAAAGATTTATGGGTATATTGGACAACAGGATCAAAGTTCAGTATTTCGCTCATCAGATTATTATATTAATGAAAATGATAGCTATTCTCAGTTTTATCAGCTTGAACCTGGCGTAGTAATTAAGAAACGACAAAAAAATAGTAATACTTTTACTATCGATAATATCTACAACTATCCAGATTTATTAAATCAATTAGTTTCTAGTGGCGCAATTACAAGTGACCATCAGCGTTTGTTTTCTAACAGATATTACAGTTATAACGGATTTGTCGATCTTGACAAGTTAACAAATTATCGTCAATATTATTGGGTTCCAACTGGTCCGCTACCAGTTGATGTCACTGCCAGTGGTATTTCTTTAATAAAAGAATTTAATGTTCATCGTGTAAGTTACACTGCAAATAACCAAAGCGAGTTACAAAGTGCTAGTATAGGTCAAAGTGGATATACAATAGATGGATACGAAAATATTGTTAATCCAACTATTACTTTACAGCGCGGTGGCCGATACACATTTAATCTTGGACAAACAGGGCATAAATTTTATATTCAAAGCGAAATTGGAACAAGTGGAGTAAGCAGCGTCCAAGCAAACATTAATACAAGAGATGTGTTAGGTGTTTCAAATAATGGCAGTGAAAGTGGAACTTTAATTTTCAATGTGCCGCTGAAGACAGCACAAGATTCTTTAATATCATTAGATACTATACAAAATATAGATATGATAGCGCATGTTCCTTATAGTGCCATGCAGGGACAAAACTACGATACCTTTATTCAAAATTATAATTTAGACGGCGTTAAAGCATTTTCTACTGCGTTAATCTGCATCGATTGGCCATTTAATGACGGTGACTGGTTAGATGTTCCTTCTAACCAGCGTAATGGAATTTGGCAAGTTACTATTGATAATAATAAATTTCTTCCTGACGGCGTAACTACCAATCCAAACTATAGAAATATGACCTTGGCGTATTTGAATGATTGGACAGAAAACACAAAGACTTTTGTCAATCAAGGTGACAAATATGGCCATACATATGTTTATAGAAATTCAAACGGTGTAATTACTCAGTTTCCAACTATTACTGCTCCTCTTAGCACATTATATTATCAAGATGCTGATAATCCATTAATTTATGGTGAAATTAGATTAGTTGATCCTGCGCCTGGAACCTTTTTAAATATTAATGATATCATCGGGCATGACCAGTATACAAGTCCAAATGGCATTAAATTTTCAAGTGGTCTTAAAGTAAAATTTACTGGAATAACTTTTCCAACAGAATATCAAGATAATGAATATATTGTCGAAGGCGTCGGAACTAGTATTAAACTTTTAAAATATAATGATTTGGTAACACCAGAAATAATAAATCAAAATGTCGGTGATTTGTTTGGCAGCGATATTATTGGTTTTGATGATAATAATTTTGATGGAACATCGAACGCACCAACGACAAAAGATTATATAACAATAAATCGATCCAGCGCAGATGGCAATAGTTGGAGTCGCAATAATCGTTGGTTCCATCGTGAAGTGTTGCAATATGCTGCAGATAAGTCAAATCAAATATGGAATTTTGACGCTGCTCAACAAGCTCAACGACCTATCGTTGAATTTATTCCAAATTTAAAATTATTTGATTATGGTACAAATTATGCTGGAGCCGTAACAGTTCTTGATAGTAACACAACTGATGCTTTTTTTCAAGTAGAAGGTCAAAATAATTATGCACTTATCAAAAACGGAAAATATGTAAGCGACAATATATTATTACAAAATGGTCAAACTGTAATATTTTTAAATGATGTTGATCCTATTGTAAGAAAAACAATATATCAGGTTCAAAGTATTCGTCCGCGCAGCTCTGCAACTTATAATTTACCAACTATTGCAACATCACATGCAGGAACAAATACTATTTTTCTAGCAGATGTTGGAAATATTAAAGTAAACCAAAAAGTAACTTCAAGTTTAATCCAGCAAACTCAACCAGCATTTACAACTACTGCTGGTCAAACTAGTTTCTTTTGTAGTTTAATTTCAAACCTTGGTAATTTTGATGCTTACTATTTTAATGTTTATTTGAATAATGTGCTGCAAACTAATAATGTAGACTATAATGTAACATATCAACAATCAGTATACTACACTGGTTCAAGTTTGGCTACATCAACTGTTAGTACTATTAATTTAAATAATTCTATAACTTTACCAACTATTGCCACTACATACGCCACCGTAGTATCTGGAAGCAATATTATAAGCATCAATAGTGGAAGTGGTATAGTAAATGGACAAGCAATATCAGGCGCTGGTATTCCAGTTGGTACAACTGTTATAAGTGGCGGCGGAACTAATTCATTGACTTTAAGCAATACTTGTACACAGTCACTAACATCAGTAACTGTTACAACTTATGTTAATATCCAAACTGGCCAAGTAATAGTTGATAATGGCGGAATATTTCAAAACGGTACTACTGTTATAAGTGGCGGTGGTACTCAAAATTTACTGTTAAGCAAGGTAACAACTGCCACTGCTTCTGGTGTTACTATAAATGTCTATCAGGCATCTTCAAGCTATTATAACCCTACTATTAATTTCTTAAACAAAGTAATAAATTCTTACTCTTTTGTTAGCACCGCTGGACAAACTGCATATGATTTAGTCAATACTGCTATTTCTTCTGTTACCAATTATAGATATGATGTTTATGTTAATGGTGCGCTAAAGACACTTACTACCGACTATACTGTTAGCACAGATGTAAATGGGCATCCTGTTATAAATTTAAATTCTGCGCCGACAACTGGTTCTGCAGTTGTTATTAACTATGTTGTAACTGGTCCAGCAACTGGAACAACTGTGTTGGTTCAGTATATTCCACTATCAACTCCTATTTTACCAAATACTACTGTTACATCAATTGATTCAGTAAACAACATAGTTTATATTAGCACTATAATAAATTCTGATATTGCAGCAGGGTTGTATCTAACTTTTGACAACAGCGCAGATCAAATTCATCTTGTTCCAGTTAAACAGGTTTTAGATGGTGATAATGTTGTTGCTATGGAAGGCGAGGTAAACCAAGGCAATGTGTACTTTTATGATTCTGGCGTCTGGAATCTTGCTCAACTAAGCGTAGTAGGTAATAGTGGACAACTGCCGCTGTTTGATGTCATTGATATTAATGGATTTAGTCTAAGTGATACTTCTGTTTATCCGAGCAGTAATTTCCGTGGTAGTAAACTTTTTGGGTATGCCATTGGTAGTTCAACCGCAGCGATTGATAGCGTTCTTAAATTTCCATTAGTTAGGCAGTCTGTTGGTAACATCGGTGATATTGTTTTTGAAAATTATTATATCACCGATACATTTAATTATAATTTAAATTTTAAAGATAATGTTACTAATGTCAGCACGGGATTTGCAGCAAAAATAAATTATTGGAAAAATTATTCTTTTGAAAATGGATGGTCAGTTGTTTCTGATAAAAGTAAGCAATATATTACAAAAGTTATTATTGCCAGCGAAGCAAAGAAAAATAATTTTGATCTTGAGTTAGCATATAAGCACAGTTATTATGAAAATAACATATTTGTGTATGTTAACGGCGTTTTTGTTCCATCAACTGCATATACTGTGCAAATTAATAATATTACCACTACTATTAAATTTAATACTGATTTGGCGGCAGGTGACAGATTATTTGTAAAGATAAACGGCGTTAGTAATATTTTTAAGCAAAACTATACTATGCCCAAAAATATCACTAACAACAGTGAAAATTTAAATTTTAATACTATTACTTTAGGTCAAATTAGAAATCATTTGATTGAAATTGGAAATAATTGCTTAAACTTAAGCGGTGAACCAGCAGGTAGCAACAATTTCAGAGATTTAAATTATTCAAATATTGGTGGTAAACTTCTACAACATAGTTCAAGTTTAAGACAAGCATCTTTACTGTTGGCAAATCCAGATGTCGATCCAGTTCGTGCAATCACATACTCGGAAAACAGCTATCAAAATTTTAAAAATCAGTTAATTGGTTTAATTAACAACAAAGAATTTCCTGATCCAACAGACGCTCGCGGTTCGCTAGATTTAATCTTGTCAGATTTTACTAAATTGACAAACACTAACAGCACATTTTACTATACTGATATGCTAGCAACTGGCAGTCAGTATATTACTAATAGCTATACTATACAAGATAATACATATCGATCATTTAATCTTACTAATACATATGCAAATAAGAAAAGTAGTTATAATGCGGTTCTAGTTTATCTAACTAATAAATTATATGGCACACGGCAGCTATTGGTTAACGGCGTTGATTATACGATTACTAATTTTACTGTAACAATATCATCTAATGTTAGCATTTCAAGACTCGATACTTTAAGTATCTATGAATACCCAAGTACTCTTGGCTGTAATGTTCCTGCAACACCGAGCAAGCTAGGATTATATCCTAAATTTGTTCCTCAGAAAATTTTAGACGATACATATAATACGCCACAGAATATGATAATTGGACATGATGGAAGTTATAATCTGGCATGGAATGATTATAGAGATGACATTTTATTAGAATATGAAAAGCGCGTATTCAATAACATTGCAGTAGATTATCAAAATAATAGTGATTACAGTTTGGTAAGTGTTGTTCCTGGAGCTTTTAGAGTAACAGATTACAGTATTGCAGAATGGACTCAGTTGTTAAGCGGCAACTATCTAAGCTGGAGCGGACAAAATAATGTAGATATTTTTACTAACAATAATAGTACAAATTCATTGTTTGGTTTTAATTACAGTCAAGCAACCGATAAGTTATTTGGTCAAACATTGCCTGGTTTCTGGCGTGGAATTTACAATTACTTTTATGATACTGATAAGCCGCATACCAATCCATGGGAAATGTTAGGTTTTACAGAAAAACCAAGTTGGTGGGAAGCTCGTTATGGCGTTGCACCATATACAAGCCAAAATAGTACCCTTTGGGGAGATTTAGAACTTGGTTTAATTTATAATGGTGCTCCAAATAAAAGTTATATTGATTCAAAATATACAAGAACTGGTTTAAGTCAAATAATACCAGTTGACGAGCATGGCAACTTGCTAGCTCCGCTACAGTCATTGGTTGCAAAATATGATTCAAGAACAGCAAATGACAATTGGCGAGTAGGCGATCAAAGTCCAGCAGAAACTGCATGGAGACGCAGCAGCAGTTATCCATTTGCAATGCAAATTGCTTGGTTCCTAGCAAAACCTGCTGAATACTGTGCATTAAATTATAATTCTCGTGATGTATTTTACAATGAATCACTAGGACAAATAATAAATCAAAAAACAAATACTCGTGTGTTTGATTACAGTATTACAAATTCAAGTGAGTTTATTCCTGGATTCAATGTTTGGGTACGCGATTTACTAACTAGCAATAACTTAGATGTAACTAATAACTGGTTAGATATTGCTAAAAATAGTAGTTTTAACTTAGTTTATAAAATGTCTGGATATACTGATAAAAGTTATCTAACAGTTGTGGCTGACCAAGTAAGTCCTTCTAGTACAAATAATAGTGTTCTTATACCGCCAGAAAATTATCAAATTAAAGTTACAAAAAGTGCGCCAATAGGCAGAGCAATATACAGCGCAGTGGTTGTACAAAAAACAAGCACTGGTTATCAAATATCTGGTTTTGATAAAACTCGTCCATATTTCTTGACAATTCCTAGCAAAGTCAGTGGTAACAATTATGGATTAACAGTTGGTCAGCTTACTGGAATCATTTATAAAGATGCAGAAAACACTGTAACTAGTTTTCCTTATGGCACAATATTTTCAACATATCAGCAAGTGGTTGATTTCTTAATAAGCTATGGCAGATATCTGATAAATCAAGGGTTTATCTTTAATGATTTGCTTGCAGATAATCAAACTGTAAGTGATTGGACGCTTGCTGCTAAAGAATTTTTATTTTGGGACCAACAAAATTGGGGCAATAATACAGTTATTGGATTAACGCCAACAGGAACTTCAGTAAACTACAGCAATGTATTTGGTGTAGTAGATAAGATTGCAAATGATCAAACATATACTAAAGTAGTTGACAGTGATGGTACTACATTAACTGGAAGAGATTATCGTGTTTATCGTGATGATAATAACTTTAGTATTACGCTAAAGAATCCGCAAAAAGGTATTCATTTATTAGATATTATTATTGTTCAGTATGAACATTGTTTAGTGTTTGATAACTCTACTGTTTTTAATGACATCTTGTATGATGAACAAGTTGGCAGTCGTCAATTTAGATTGCGCCTTGATGGTGTTAAGACACAAGGATGGAACGGAAGTTTATATGCGCCTGGCTTCTTGGTAAATTATAGCGATATAGCTAATTGGACAGCATATACTGATTATTATACTGGTGACATCGTTTTATTCAAGAATCAATATTATGCTGCAAGAAATTTCATTCCAGGTGCTGTTAATTTCAATTCTACAGATTGGTATAAAATTTCTGGAGACTTGTTGAAAAAACAATTGATTCCAAATATGACATCCAACGCTGCTCAATTTACTAATTTTTATGATCCTGACACTGCCGATCTTAATACTAGCGCAGACATTCAAAGTAAACATGCAACTGGTTTCCAAGACAGACAATACTTTACTAACTTAGGCTTAGACCGCACAAGTCAGTATAAGTTCTACTTGGGCATGCTTACTCAAAAAGGAACGCAAGCTGTTTTAAATGCTTTCTTAAGAAATCAACAAAAAGGCATTGATAGCGAAATTACTGTTTCTGAACAGTGGGCTGTTAAACTTGGCAATTATGGTGGCACAAATAATGTTGACAAATTAGATTTTAATATTGGCAACAGTAAGACTATTAATAATCAATATCTATTTGAGTTCATTAATCAATATGATGCGGTAAGCAGTGATCTAAACAGTATTAAACCAAGTGATTTACTTCTTGCTCCACTAACTTATAACGCTAATATCTTTGCACAAACAGAGTATCAAAAACCAATAGTTTCAACGGCTGGTCCAGTTAATATTGCTGATACTACTGCAAGCGTATATGATATAAACAAAATTTATAATATTAGCAATCTAAATGGCATATTGGGCGAATCTAGCAAAATATGGATAGCAGCAGATAGCGAAAATAAGTGGGGCGTATATCGTTTAACGCAAACAAGTAGAGTCAATGTTACTGGCGTAAATCAAACAGGTTCTACCGAAATAACTTTTTCAACTGATATTCCGCATGGATTGAATACTTTTGATTATGTGATGATCAAGGGCGCAAAAATAGTTGCTTCTACTGGAACATCTGGTGTTATTGACTTAAGTGGGTTCTATAGAGTCAGCAATGTTCCAAATGCAGTGTCATTTTCAGTAAAGATTGTTAACAATACTACTATCAGCAGTGGAAAACTATCTGCTCCAATGTTTAAGTTGATAAATGTGCGATTTGGCACAGTAAACGATTTTGCTAATTTTACGCCAACTCGTGGTTGGCAAGATAGTGAAATTGTTTATATTGATAATGGACCTAACGGATATCAAGTATTACAAAACACTGATAGTTGGAAATTTACAGAAACGCGCAGTCCTGTTTTCACAAAACCTAGCGACTTATATGGTTCAAGTATCAAAGTAAACTTTACTCAAAGTTTTGCTGCAGTGGGTGCCGCTGGAAAAAATACTACTGGTCAAGTATTCATTTACGGAAAAAATCAAGAAAATGTATGGCAAGAATTAGGAATATTAACTCCTGAAGCCAGAAGTTCTGGGTTTGGTGCTGCAGTTGATGTAAACAACAATAATATTGTTGTAGCATCCGCTCCCTCATCAAATAAAGGCAGCGTTTATACAGCAATTGCAAATAGTCAAGCTATTAGCGTAAATCAAATTATACATTATGACAACATTTATATTACTGCTAGTACTCCTGTTACTCCTTATGGAAACAGCGCAATATTAGTAGATAGTAGTTATGGGCTTGCAAACTTTGCAGTAGGAATGAAAGTTGTTGGCGCAAACATTGCAAGCGGAACAGTTATCAGTAATCTTACAACTGGTTACCCATACAATGTTATTGGAATTAGTTCAAACTTAGCAGTTACTAGCAGCACAATTGCTGGCGGAGCAAATGTTGCCATATATCCAACACTTACACCAAATAGTGCATTTGGAACAAGCTTATGTGCCAGCACAGATGGAAACTGGTTGTTTGTTGGCGAGCCAACTCTTCAACGAGTGTTTGTTTACAAGTACCAAATTGTAAACCCAAGCAGTTCAAACAGAGTAGGTGATGGATATACAACTATATTTTCATATCCTCCAACTGCTTATAGAATGAATCTTGGTCCACTTGATATTAAAGTGTATGTGGGTGGAAAACAATTAGTCCCATACCTAGATTATATCAGAAGTCCAGATGGAACAGATAGTATTACATTCAATACTGCGCCAGCAAATGGTGTTGCTATTAATATAGTATATGAAAACTACTTTCAAGAAGTTAATCAGATTGTTACCGATGATCCAACTGCTTCTGGTTTTGGGTCAAGTGTTTCTTGCAGCTATGATGGCCGTGAAGTTGTTATCGGTGCGCCGTATAGCAACAGCGCATTTGATATAACATATTCAAATTCAGGAAAAGCATTTGTTTATGAAAGAACCGTAGAAAATTTTGTATCAGATGGCATTTCTTCTACTTTTAGCTTGAGTAATGCTTTTACTGGAAGCGATACTATTACTACCGCAAATCTTATAACGCATCCTACAGTAACCGTAGATGGCGTTGCTGCTGCGGCGACATTTAACTATGCTAATAATTCTGTAACTTTAACTAGTGTACCAAACCCTGATAGTATAGTTGCAGTATCGACTAATCAATTTATTATTACAAAAATTGCTACTTCTGATTCTGGTCAAGTTGGTAGTAATTTTGGTCAAGTTGTACAAATGTCCAGAGATTCACAGACTCTATATGCAAGTGCTCCAGGTTGGAATTATACAAGTTATCAGAATGGTGCAGTGTTTGCTTTTGTCAATATACCTAAGCGATATGGCATAACTACTGGAACCAACACAAGTGTCAACATGGCTGCAAACCTGCAGTTAAGAATCAATGATTTTCTAGTGACATTTACTGGCGGAAATGCTGCACAGTGTGTAAAAGATATTAATTCAGCTAATATTATTGGTGTAACAGCTAGCCTAACATCTTCAGGTGCTGTGCAAATAGTAAGCAATGATCAAGTAGCAGTAAACAAACTTAGACTTCGTAATGAATATGGTGATCCTCTTACTGCTATGGGCATCGTTCCTTGGCAGCTAACTCAAAAATTATTCAGCCCAATAATTCAAGATTCTGAGCGTTTTGGTGAAAAATTAAGTTTAAGCCCAGATGCTAATACGGTAGTTGTTGGAACTACACTAAGCAATAATAAAATCACAACAACTTTTGATATTGGCAAAACAACATTTGATATTAATACTATCAGAATTATTGACACTGTTCATACAAGCGGTTCTGCGCATATATTTGAATATATTGCTGGAAAATCAAATAGTTTGTCAGATATGGGAAGCCTTGTTTATGCTAAGCTATTAACTCAGCCAAATATTTCAAGCCTTGATAAATTTTCAACTGGCGTCGATATCAGTGATAATTTTATTCTCGTTGGTTCTCCAAATTCTAAAATTTTGGGAAATCAAACAGGCGCAATGTATATCTATTATAATGCAAATTCTTCTCCTGTGTGGAATACTATCAGAGAACCAAGTACTCCTACAGATAGTAGAATGATAGATAGAGTTTATATATACAATTCTGCTACTAGCAAATTGATTGCAGACTTGCCCGTATTAGATATTCTTCATAATCGTCTTCCTATATCGGCAGAATCGTATATTGATTATACTATAAATTATGATCCTGCGGTATATAGCAATGTTCCTAGCACAGTTAGTTTCAGTGTTGATAAGAAAAACAACTGGGGCGAAGAACAAATTGGCAAACTATGGTGGGACACCAATAGTATAAAATACTTTGATAATTCATATGGCTCAAATCTTGAGAAGTTCAATAGATGGGGACAAGCATTTCCAGTAAGTTTAGTGTCAATATATGAATGGATTGAAAGTTCGGTTCTGCCAAAGGATTGGGCAGCAGCACATCCATTAAATCCACCGCTATACACTGTTAATGATGTTTACAGCACACGAAATATCGTTGATCATTCAACTGGATTGGTTACAACCAAGTATTATTTCTGGGTTCGCAATAGCACACGAGTTGATCCAAAGAATGTTAGACCAAGCGCATTTGAAATTCAAACTGCAATTTCACAGCCTAAACTATCTCCTGAACCATTTGCGGCAGTAATTTCTAGCAATTCTATTGCATTATATAATGTTACTAATCTAATAGATGTAGATACTAATTTAGTAATTGAATATAAGAATACCATTAAGCCACAACTTATCCATAATGAATGGACAATGTTTGATGACGGCACTGACCTAGGTATTGCCTCAGAATTTATTAATAAGATAAGCGATAGTTTATCTGGTCAAGATTATAGTGGCAGAATTATACCTGATCCAACTTTAAGTATTGGTCAAAAATATGGCATGAATATTCGACCACGCCAAACACTATTTAGTGATCAATTTACTGCCAGAAAACTTTACATTGAAAAACTAAATGAAATTTGTATGAAATACCCTATGGTATTGACTAGAAAAAGTGCAGTATTAGCATTAGATGTAGGCGAGGCGCAACCTTTAAGTTATACATATGTAAATTCTGTTGCAAATTTAACTGAACTTGGTTATCTAGATGCAAATGTATACAACGAAGGTGATTTGGTATTGGTCACAAATGACAGTACTGCAAAAAATGGCTGGTCTTTATACAAGCTAAATGTAGAATTTCCAAATACTAGAACTTGGTCAATTCATCAAGTTCAAACTTATAATGTAAATGATTATTGGTCATATGCTGATTGGTATAGCGACAAGTATAATCCTGAATTTAACATAACTTACACTATAGATACTGAAAACCAAATTGGATCACTGAGCTTAAATGTTAATGATTTAATTTATATTAAAAATAGCAATGCCAATGGATGGAAAATAGTACTAGTTAATACTAACGGATTAGAATTAATTGGACAAGAAAATGCTACTATTCAGTTTAGTTCAACACTGTATGACCAAATATCAAGTGGTCAAGGTTTTCAAACCAGTAGCCTCGAAACTGTTGGATTTGCAAGCGATTCTAATTTAGAATTTTCTGTAATATTTGGCATAGTTCGCGATTTGTTGCTTGTATATGAATATAGAACTGATTGGAAAAGTATTTTGAGTTTGATGATTGATACTATTGCAACTCAACATCTACAAACTGATTGGCTGATGAAAACAAGTTTTGTTGACATATATCATCGTGTTCGTGGTCTTGATCCACTGCCCGTATATCTTCCACAGCCAGAAACTATTGTAACAGATTTCTTTAACGAAGTAAAACCATTTCATACTAAGATAAAACAATATGTTGCTAGATATGATAATTCTAATAATATTGATTATGCATATTCAAGTTTAACAGATTTTGATTTGCAGCCATATTATAACACTGCAATAAGCAAGTATCGTAGTCCTCAACTAAACAATAGTTTGGATACTAAGACACTAAACACACAGACTCTTTATCAGCCTTGGAGAAATAATCATACATACCAAGTTTCAAGAATAGATGTTTCTGCAAATGGTTCAGGTTATACTAGTTCAACTACCGTAATAATTGAAGGCGATGGCACAGGCGCAACTGCAAAAGCATATATTTTAAATACGGGTGTTTACACTATTGAAGTTACTAACCCAGGCTCTGGGTACACATATGCAGTAGCTAAGATTTATGGTCTTGGTTCTGGCGCGAAAGCTTCTGTAATATTAGACAATAGTCCTGTTCGTCTTCTTAACACTAATATTAAGTTTGACAGATATACATATTTTAATAACATATCTGATTGGAAGGCAAATACTTTTTACTCAGTTGATTCAGTTGTTGTCAATAACGAAGAGCCATACAGAGTTATCACTGCACATACAAGTGGAACTACCTTTGATTTTACAAAATTTGCACTGTTAAAAGTAAAAGTATGGTATCCTTATACTGAATATGCGGTGAATGATATAGTAATATATCAGAATACTAGCTATAAAACAATTAGCACATTTACAAGTAGCGAATTGTTTGATACTAATAACTTGGTTAGCTATAATGGTTTGTGGTTAGATAATGCTGCAGATCGTATTTGGGCATATTATTCTCCTATGTCTGGTATGGCTGGGCGCGATCTTGCGCAGCTAATGGTTGGCATGGAGTATGGTGGTGTAAATGCAAAAGGACCAAACTTTGACCAGACACCAGGATACGATGTTAACAACTTTGATAGCATTGAATATGATTCAAGAACCCAAGATGTAGGTGGTGTGTTTGATGATTATGGTGCACAAGCAGAAGATACCTATATTCAAAGTTCGTTTACTGATACTGGACTTGGATTGCGTCCAGCAGATATCATTGTTTTGGGTGGTGAATTTGTTGACAAGTATTCAAGTAATGCACCAGAAGAATTAATTCCTGGAATAATTAATGACACTTTAGATATCAAAGTTAGAACATTGCCAATAAATTCTGGCAGCGGCGATATTATGATATTCACCAACCAATATAGTGTAACTAATAGTTTTAGTTTTGATACAGTACTGACAGGTGTTTCTTGGCCAGTTGGAGGAATTGAAAAATTCTTTATTATTGATAGAATAGCAGGACCGCTTGCCGAAGATGTAGATTATACGGTTAATTGGCAAAATAAAACCATTAATTTAAATTATAATGCTAATACCACGACATTTTTTTATTGCATAATGATGGGAAGTAATGGAATAAATCCAGTATTTGATCAAAATTATACAGCAGATGGTATTCAAACAGATTTTGTAATTCCAGATAATACATTAAGTACAGTTCAGCAAGCATATGTCAAAGTAAATGGAAAAGCAGTAAGTAATTGGGTACTAGTTAATAAGCTGTTGAATGGAATTAATACATTAACGGTTAGATTCAATACTGCCCCTGTTGCGGGATCATATATCCAAGTCCATTTATACGCGGTTGCAGTTGGAACTCGTGCATATACAGAAATTACTGAACAAACATTTATAACGAGTACAGCACCAAATTACCCAGCCGATTATACATATATGCTTACTAATCCCGAAGAATATCAAGAACCGCTAAGTGCTTATTCAATTGTAAGACTTAATGCATCAGATTTGGTTCCTCCACAACAAAGTTATTATGTGGGTGATGCAGTGACAACTGCATTTAGCTTAACAAGAACATATATTCCAGACACATATGTCGGCGCTACTATTGAAATTGAATTAGCAAACTATGTAGCAACTATATCACCAACCGCTATTTTGGTAATTGTTGATGGAGTTGTTCAAAGATATAATATTGATTATACTATCAGTGCTGATGGAATAAGCATGCCAATAGTAGTATTCACTGCTGCACCAGCATTGAATAGTAAAATTACTATTAGTGATTCAAGTAACAGCGATTATATAATATATGGTGGAAATACACTTGTTTTAAATCAAAATATAGTATTAAATCCTAGCAGTGTGATAACTGTTCTTACCAGAGGAAATCACGATCCTAGTCAAGTTTATACTAAAATTTTTAGCGGTAACGCAAGTAATTCAATCGTTGATGTTGATCTAGGTTATGATGGTATTGGTTTTGATGATACTGGATTTGATAATGAGTTAAGCACAAGTATTTCAAACGCCATTTACACATTGCCATATGCAGTAACAGACATTAATCAAATTTATATAACTTTAAAATCTCCAGGCACAACTGGTGGGCGACCATTGTTGCCATATTATGATTATAACCTTATTTCTCCAACCAAGTTGGCGATGAGCAATAGTTTAGGATTATATACCAACAGTACTATTATTGTTAGAATTTATGGAAGTATTATACGAGAAACTGCGGTTGAATTTAGAATTTTTAAAGATATTAATAACACCACGAGATACTATGCAGTAAGACCAAGCCGTGTAACTCGCTTAAGTAAAATTTTGAATCCTACGGACGAGTGGGTGTATGTTGAAAGCGTAGTTAACTTGCAAAGCCCTGATCCAAAAACTAACATTGCTGGCGCAATTTTAGTCAACGGTGAAAGAATTACATATGGCACAGTTGATACTGTAAACAATCGTTTGGGCAATATTCGCAGAGGAACAGCGGGAACTGGAGCAAGCGTCCATGAAGTAGGAAGCCAAGTTGATGATGTCGGTTCGACACTTATGATACCAAATAGTAGTGATAAAGTTATTACTGTAAGTAATGACACTTATATAACTAATAGTGCTGGAACAAATGTGCTAGTGCCTGCAAATGGAACACTTATGCAAGGCATAATGTTTGTTTCAAGTGGCGAAAGTTTACAAACTAGCGCAAGTCAACAAGCAAAGTTTATAAGAGAACTTTAAATGAATAAAACACCAAAAGATAAACCAATAAATACTACCAATGAAACCGTCAGGGAAAAACCAATGACTAAGCCAAATGAACAAACTGGTCTCTTACTTCAGGGGCACATTAAGATACATGATCCTACAACGGGTGAAGTTTTTATAAACAAGCGTAATGCTATTCACTATGAAAATTTCTCACTGGCTCTTGCTCAAAGTATTTCAGATGTTGGACAAGGATTAATTGAAGGAATGGCATTTGGTAATGGCGGAACTTCAGTAGACCCAACGGGTGTTATTACATATCTTCCAACTAATACTAGCGGTAGCAACAGCAGTTTGTATAACCAAACATTCTACAAAGTAGTTGATGGAAATAGTGCATTTAATCTTGACCCTACCCGAAATAATATTCAAATTCGTCATACAACTGGTACTGTTTATAGCGATATATTCATTACTTGTACTTTAGACTATGGCGAGCCAAGCGGTCAACAAGCTTTTGACAACACTACTAACTTTAATGATAGTTTTGTATTTGATGAACTTGGGTTGAAAGTTTCTAATGGCAGCGGAACTACTAATACTGGAAACTTAATTACGCATGTTGTTTTTCATCCTATCCAAAAAAGCCTCAATCGTTTAATCCAAGTAGATTATACGGTTCGTGTTCAAACACTTACTAACCTAACATCGCAGGTATAACCAATGACATTTTATATTAAAAAAACCAATGGAACAACACTTGCGTCAATAGCAGATGGCACTATTGATAGCACAACGACATCTATAACACTAGTTGGTAAAAATTTTCCAACTTATGGTCAACTATTAAATCAAAATTTAGTTAGTATGTTAGAAAATTTTGCTAACACTATAAGTCCGAATCCTGCGTTGACTGGCCAACTTTGGTATAATAGTGCCACTAATACATTGCAATATTATCGTGCTGGCACTGCAAACAACTATTGGCAAAATTTAGCAAATATTACATATAGTTCAACTACGCCAACCTCTGTTCAGCAAAATGATTTTTGGTGGGATACTGCAAACCAACAATTAAAATACTATGATAATTTTCAGTGGATTACTATTGGTCCCCAAACAACAAATGATGGAATGAATCGTGTCAGTGGAACAAACAGTTTTATTGTACAGATTGGCGGCAGCAATGTCTTTACTGTTGATGCATATGGACGAATAAATGCTGCGTATAATCCAGTAATGCAAGGAACAGGAAATTCTGCCTCTGCTCAGTTTGTTGGTACTGGATTATTATACCCAATACCTTGGATTCCAAATATTACAGTTAATGTTGGTGCTTATTTTAATGGCAGCACTGGCGTTTTTACTTGTCCAGTTAATGGCATATATCAAGTTTCTGCCAAT